TGACATCAATTTTGGGATGCCTCGTGAGATAGGTCTCGGCGCAGGTTACAAATACACAAACGCGAATCTTGTCAATACATACTACTATCGCTTCTTGACTGAAATCACGTCAAAGAACTCAAAGATATTGAGAGCGTATTTTCGCATCACTACAAAAGACTATTTGAACTTGAGTTTTGCAGACGCATACTTTTTCGAAGGTCAGTATTGGCGATTGAACAAGATAGAAGACTACGACCCAAATGGTGACTCTGTGTACTTATGCGAGTTCTTACTTGCGCAGTTCATACAACCCGCTACGATTACACAAAAGACAATCGGTGCAGGTACAGGTCAAGGTCAACAAGGCGAGACATACGGTGACATCTATCCCGGTGGAAACATACCAATCAAACCCGGCATCAAGGGCGTCTCAGTAGGTGGTACAAGTGGCGGTTCAGGTGTATTCGTAGGCGATGGAATAGTACAATCGTCAAACAACGACAACTCGAGCGTTTTCTCTTCTATCAATACATCAGTTCTAGAAGGTGCAAACAACTCGACTGCTATCGTGTGCAACGACTTTGCGATGACAAAGCCTAATACTTTGTACATTGGTAACTACGAAATGTATCCAAACTTCTTGAGTGGTGGCGCAGTTCGCACAGAGTCTACAAACTACAACGTCACGAAAGACGATTGGTTGATTCTTTGCGATTCAAGTGTAGCGGGTTTCACGGTAACTCTTCCTGACCCAACGGGATTGAGCGGTAAGCATTGGGTATTCTTGAAAACAAACTCGAATCACTCAATCACAATCGACACAGCAACAACCGCGCTCATCAATGGCTCAACAGACGAATCAATCAACAACAACTACGAAAAAAAATGGATTGTGTGTGATGGTTCAAATTTTTACGTAATAGGTAACGGATAAAAAATGGCTATAAAATCAACGGTAGAACTCGAAGTCAAATCGAATCTTAAAGGCTTCAAAGGCGAGATTCGTCAAGCAACAATCGAAGCACAAGAAGCAGTACGAACATTCGGAGAGTTTTCTCCACAAGCAGTCGAAGCAGAGAAGAAACTTGCTCAACTTCGCGACAGAATGGAAGACTTTAATGACCGAGTCTCTGCTGTCAATCCCGATAAGTTCGCGCAAGTACAAACAATCGTACAAGGTGTCGCTCGTGGATTTCAAGCCGCGCAAGGTGCAATGGCTCTATTTGGCAACGAGAGTGAAGACTTGCAAAAGACGATGGTCAAATTGCAAGGCGCGATGGCACTTGCTGACGGTCTCGAAGGTCTTGGCAAAATACAACAGCAATTCACAGCGATTGCAAAGAACATCAAAGGTGGTGTCGCTCAAGCGTTTCAAGCGTTTGGTCGTATGTCTCTTCTCACGTTCGGTGCGTTGGGTATTGCTATCACTCTAATCATATCGAACTTTGACAAAATCAAGAGCGCGATTCTTGGATTGATTCCCGGCTTAAAGACGTTTGCATCTTTCATCGGCAATCTAGTACAACGCTTTACAGACTTTGTAGGTATCACTAGCGCAAGTGAACGCGCACTTGAGAAGTACAACAAAGCGACTGAGAAAAACAACGCGCAACTAGATAGAGAGATTGCACTACTTAAAGCGAGAGGTGATGAAATTGGGGCATTCAACAAGCAACGTCAAAAACTAGACAACGAACTTGCTCAAGCGCGTAAGAATTACGGCAAGAACAACGAGAAAGAATGGGGCAAAATCATACTTGACACAAAGAACGCTCTTGCTATTCTCGCAGAAGACGAGAAAAAGTACAATGAAGAAAGAACGAAAGAAGCAAACGAGAAAGCGAAAGAGCGTCGTGATGCAGTTCGTACATTGAATCAAGAGTTGAGAATGCTTCAAGCAGACGAAGCAGACAAAGACATTCTAGGTCTCAAACAATGGTACGCAAACTCACGAAAGCAATACGCTGACAATCAAGAAGCACTTCTAATTCTAGAGAATATCTACAACTACAAGCGTCAAGAATTACGTGACAAAGAGTTGAAAGACGTTCAAAAGGGCATCACAAAACAAGTAGACGCTGTCAAGTTTGGTGAAGAAACAAAAGTCAAACTTGCAGAGCAAACATATCGTCGACAATACACAGACGCTGAGAAGTTCAAATTGTTTGTTCAAGTAAACAACACAGAACTTTTGACACTTGCACAAAACTTCTTTGATGTCAGCGCAGAACTCGCAGAGAGTTTCGCACGTAAAGACGAAGAGTCACAGAAGAAAGCATTCAACTTCTCAAAAGCGTTGAAGATTGCGTCGACTATTATGTCAACTATCGAGGGTGTACAAAACGCGTTCAAGACTGCGCAAGACTCACCTATCACGGCTGTTGTACCTGCATATCCTTTCATACAAGCAGGTCTCGCAGGTGCGTTCGGTGTTGCACAAGTAGCAAAACTAAAAGCAACAAAGTTCAGTACACAACAACCTAGTCAACAAAGTGGAGGTGGTGTGCCACAAATGAGCGCACCTCAAACAAGTTCTTCACTACTTCAACAAGGTGGCAACGAACAACTCACTCAACAACAACGAGTGTACGTTCTAGAAGGCGACATCACTCGCACTCAACAACGAGTATCGAACAACAAAAAAGTATCTATTGTCAAATAAACGCTATTTAAGACTATGAATCTACCTATCTACCGACTAGACATCAACGAGTTTGACGACGAAACAGGCATTGACTTCGTGTCACTTGTTGAAGCACCTGCAGTCGAGAGAGACTTTCAAGCCTTCAATCAAGAGTTTGTAGAACCACAAGCAAACGAGAGCGAAGAAGAGTTTGTTGCGCGTTGTATACCTGTAATGATAAATGAGGGCAAAGACAACGAACAAGCAGTCGCAATCTGCTACGCTATGTATCAAGACAAGCAAACATTCTTTGAAGACTATCCACAAGGCGCAATTGACAACGCACAACGTGGCATAGACTTAAACGAGAAAGTCGACAACAGGTGCGCAACTCTAGTGGGCAAAGCAAGAGCGAATCAACTTATCAAGCGCGAGAACTTGTCACTTGAAACTATCAAGCGCACATATTCCTACTTGTCTAGAGCGAAAACATACTACAACGCAAATGACACAGAAGCGTGTGGTACTATCTCTTATTTGCTTTGGGGTGGTGACGAGATGCTACGCTATTGCGAGAAAGTTCTAGACTTGAAGAGCGAGAAGTTCTCGATTCAAGACGAAGAGAAACGCATTGTGAGTGGTGTTGCTATGATTGCAGATATGCCAATCTATCGTCGTGACGCTATTCGTGGTGAGTACTACGTTGTATTCGACAAAGAGTCTATCTTCAAGATTGCTAAAAAGTGGGCGCGTTCAAACAAGTACGACAGCGTCAACGCACATCACAAAACACCAATCGAAGAAGGTGTGTCGTTGTTCGAATCATTCATTGTAGATAGAGAGAGAGGTGTGATGCCTCCAAAAGGCTATGATGACGTAGCAGACGGCTCGTGGTTTGTGTCTTACTTGATAGACAACGACGATGTGTGGGCAAAAGTCAAAGCAGGTGAGTTCAAAGGTTTCTCTGTCGAAGGAGTGTTTGATTTCGTGAGCGAACTAGACGAAGAACTACAAGTCATCGAGCAACTCAAGCGCATCTTATCTCAATGGGATGGTCAATAAAATTGCAACACTAAACAACAAAATATATTTTACTATGATGAACGCAAAAGAAACTTTGAAGCAAGTCCGCACATTGTTGGGATTTGAAGAAGAAAAAAGTATCTCTTTCGAGACAGCAATGTTGAAAGATGGTACAATCGTAAAATGGGAAGGTGAGTTGTCAGTAGGTACTATCGTAATGGTAGAAACTGCTGAAGGCGATATTCCTGCACCTAACGCAACCCACGAACTAGAAGACGGAACTCTTGTCACTACTCTTGATGGAATTGTGACAGAAATCGTGAAGCCTGAAATGGAAGCACCTGAAGTCGAAATCTCAGTTGAAGCAAAAGAAGAGTTCGCAACCGTATCTCACTTCAACGAAGTAGTAGAAAGTCTTGAGTCTAAGATTGCTCAATTGACTGCTTCTATCGAGTCTCTAGTTGCTGAGCGTGTTTCTCACAAAGAAGCAATGTCTAAGGTTGTAGAATTGGTTGAGAAAGTAATTGACTTGCCAAGCGACGAGCCTACTAAGAAGCCTCACGCCCCTAGCAAGACTGAGTCTCAATTCGAGAACTTGAAAAAATTTGCAAACGCATTGAAAAAATAAACAAATAAAAAAAACAAAAAAATACTATGTCATTCGTTGTATCTTCCCTCAGCAACTACACCAACGAGCAGTCAACTGACTTGTTGGTAAAAGCGTTGTTCGGTTCAAAAACCGCTTCAACTTTGCAAACTGCCGGTCAAGTACAAGTAGGTGTGAAATCATCTGCTTCTTTGAACTTGTTGGCTTCTACCGTTTTCTTCCAAGCCGACGGCTGTGGTTACAATCCAAGTGGTGCTACTACTTTCACTCAGAGAAACATCACCGTAGGTGCTGTTAAAGTTGAAGAGACTTTGTGTCCTAAGACTCTTGAAGCAAAGTGGATGCAGACTCAAATTATGGCGGGTTCTCCTACAATGATTCCTTTCGAAGAGCAAATCGGTAGCGAGAAATCTGCTGTCATCGCTGAAAACATTGAAATCGCAATGTGGCAAGGTGATACTACTAGCGGTAACCCTAACTTGAACCGCTTCGATGGTTTCAACAAAATCATCTCAGGTGCTTCTCCAACTTTGGCGAACGCTTCACCTACTACTTTCACTTCAATCACTAGCGCAAACATCGACGACATTCTTGACCAAGTTTACGCTAACATCCCCGCTCGTGTTGCTACCAAGTCTGATTTGGTTTGCTTCATCGGTGTTGATGCTTTCAAATTGATGTTGGTTAACTTGAAGAACGCTAACTTGTTCCACTACGCTGTTGAAGCAAGTGAAGCAATGGAAATGATTTACCCC